CATGTTTACATGGAATATATCTTTATTAGTTGTTAATGGTCTAACTACAGTTGTTCTTAAGTTATCACCAATAATTGCGCATTCTGCTGGTAGTACGACTGGATTGTTTTCAGTATAATCACCACTCTTAACAAATATGGTTGTTCCTGAAGTAGCAACTGAACATGCCTTTTTAATAGTTAAGAAAGCTGTACTCAAAGTAGTACCATCATGTGAATCATTACCACTCTTAGAAACATATAATACGTTTAATGCCGCGCCAGAAACACCAGTTGCCCCTGATGCGCCTTGTAAACCGGTAGAGCCCGATGCACCTTGGAAACCTGTAGCACCAGTAGCACCAGTGTAACCTGTTGCTCCAGTTGCGCCCGTTAAACCAGATGCACCTATTGGACCAGTACTTCCTGTGGCTCCTGTATAACCTGTAGCACCTGTGGCTCCAGTTAAACCTGTAGAGCCCGAAGCTCCTTGTACACCAGTTGCACCAGAAGCTCCACTAGCACCTGATGCGCCTTGTAAACCTGATGCTCCCTGAGGACCTGTACTTCCTGTGGCACCCGTTAAACCTGTAGAACCAGAAGCTCCTAATGGACCTGTAGCACCAGTAAAGCCTGTAGCACCTGAAGCTCCTTTAGCACCAGTAGAACCTGTAGCTCCAACTGGGCCCTGAGCTCCTACAGGACCTGTAGCACCTGAAGCACCGCTAGCACCTGTAGAACCAGTATAACCGGTTGCTCCTGTTGGACCGCCTGCTGGTCCAGTTGCTCCCGTATCCCCTAAAGGACCTTGAACACCAGTTGCTCCCTGTAAACCTTGTAATCCACCATAAGCTAAACTATTCCATGCTGTAATGCCATCACCAATCTTAAATCGATGAGTATCAATCTCAATACCCATTTCGCCTTCAGCAAGAATCGGATTGGCACCAGTGGCACCCCAATCTGCGGCCATACCTCTTCTAAATTGTAACTGTACAAATGACATTAAGTAATGCTTCCCATATCTAATTTAGCACCTGCAGTAAAAATTGTAGTTGGACTTCCACCATCTAGGACTGTAGCAGATGTTCCAGCAGTAATAGCATTTGCTAGTGTTGTAAAATTATCATCTAAGTCTTTTAATGGCGATGTTCCAGTTCTATTCTGGAACGTATTTGGTACGGTAACGGTTGTCATAGTACTCTATTCTCCCAATCTATTGCTTCTAATACTTTGTTTAACCACGTAACTTTATCAGTATTATTATTTATCCATTGCACCAGGATCTTTTGCTGATATCTAGTAAAATTTGTGTATTTAATTAGTGCATTTCTGCCTGTCATCCAGTCATTATCTACATTAACCGTATAGGTTTGTGTATGACCATTTGCAGATGCGGTATAACTATAAACTATTCTAGCACGGGTATCAGCTTTATAATAGTATAATTCTGATAGGGTTTGATCTGCTATAGCAACTGCAATATCTCTCCATCTAGTAACTTCTTTAAACTGGTCATCAACTGTTCTATATTTTATTACATTATTAAAAGCTGAACTATAGTAACCTGTTATCGTAGATCCAGCCGTTGCAACTGTTGGATCAGGCTGTGCTGTTGTTATAGTCACAGGATACATAGTTGCAAGGGTAGGAGCACCTACTCCAGTTGCACCTGGGATACTAAATTCCTCAGCATAAACTATATTATGAGTTAAATTATTAAGCTCATATAATGTATTTAAGTTAGTTTCTTTAGGATAAAATGGCATTATGCAATCAGTGTGTACTGTCCTATTTCACCATATCTGCTGTGATCTCTCATCGTGAAAGCCATCTTTCTTGGTGTTTGATAAACAAACGATACATGGATCCAGACTGTCGTCTTACCAGAATACTCTAGTAGTAATTGGTCATATGGTACAAGCTGTTGTATCTGCTGAATAGCCTCATAATGTTTTTCTCTGTTAAATCCAGGAATCACAATATCTGCAGCTTGACCTAAATAATGTTGTGAAGTAGCTGATGAAGCAGCAACGTCTCCAGGTCTTCTGAAGCCTGAAGTTATAATCATGCCAGGATATAGATTAATAATTGGCTCTAAACAGTTCTCAGCAAGACCCTTAAGGTTACATACAATCTGTTGTGCAGTTAAACCTTGTTGATTAACTGGTAATCTAGTACCATTTGATGTTAATGAACCTAATGTAAAGTGATTTGATAATTGTAGATCTGCTGTAAACTTGTCCATACCTAGGATAATATTACAGCTTTGTGGTGCAGGTTGCACAGTATTTGCTCCAGCAGAAGCAGATCCTTTTGAAGTACCAAAATCTTTATCAGCTGGATCTAAAGTTCCATCAGCAATTTGTTTTTCTGTATAAGCAAATGCATCGCCTTCTTCAGGAGTTTCATAATGAGCAGCCGCTTGTGCACCTCTTGTAATGACAACTAACTCTGAGAATTCAGGTTTACCTTCAGCAACAGGTGGTAATGTTAATTCTGTTTGATTTGCTGATCCAGCCCTGCCATCATTAAGATCGATTCTAGAGGCATCAGCATTAAATGTTGCACCAGCTTTAATATTAGTTGCTGCAACTGACTGCATATTTAAACTATTACCAGAATATACGTTTGTAACACCAGTTGATTCAAGGTTAACTGAAGCCGCTTTAACTTTATAAGCTCCAGCTACAGCAACATTCATGTTGCCATCTACATTCATATTTAAATCATTTTTAACTTGTATATTAGCATCACCATCTACAGTAATATTAACTGAACCCTTGATATGAACATAACCATTGCGCTCAAGAATCTCATACTTATCACCAACAATACGGTTAACTTTTGTACCATTTGCATCTATCTCAGTGTATGTACCGGCTGCATGATATAAATGAATACGTTCTGAATTCTTTGTATCATCAAATTCCATAATATGACCAGACTCTGTCATGAATACATGGTTAAATGGATACTGTGCATTGTATGGAATAGGCGACTGATCCCAAGTTGTGCCTACAGAGACAACATCTTTATCTCTTGCAAGTTCTTTCTTATAAACAACTGTCTTCTTAATATCTTCGTGTCTTGCTAGCTTATTAGTATCTGGCTCATTTAGATATAGTGGGTACTTACCCTTTGGATCTTTAAATCCTAACATCATAGATTGACCACTATTACTTGCCATACCAGAACTTGTACCAGTATCAGTTACAGAATCTACAGGAGGAGTAGTTGGAGTTGTAGGTGATAGATCTCCTGAAACATTTGGGATACCATCTTTAAGGAATAAATCCTTTTCAGCCCCTCTGCGTTTAACCAATCCTGCTAAAACTTTTCCACCCGCTTTTACATAGTCTGAGAATAGTGTTGCTGAATCTAGATACTTAGTTGCATTTAGTTCTTTTAATAATGATGATCTACTATATGTACCTGAACCAAGATTATATGTAAAGCAACATAAAGAATCATACATTGATTGTGTGATTGGTGCTTTTGTCTTTGATGATATGGCTGGAGATACATTAGTTTTCAAATCACTTAACAAGTACTCTTCTGCTTGTGTTGTACTAATGGTTTGTCCTGGCTGTACGGGTGTACCATTAATCAATGTAGTACCATAACCAATAGTCCATTTACCAATTGAATCTTGATATGAGTTTAATCTTAGACCTTCAAACTGTTTAATTAAATTAATTGCATCCTGTGATGGACTGTATGAACTAGCCGGATTTAAACCAGTACTTTCTGCTGCGGGAGTAGATGATGTATTTGATACTGTAGATCCGTCGTTTGTTGTGATTGCTTGTTGATCACTACTAGCTATTTGGCCGTCTTGTTTAAGAATAAGCTGATCGTTATCTTGATCTATTGTGCCTTGTGCTTGAGGGATACCACCAATAGAACCTAAAATGATTGGATGCTGTTGATCGTCATCTCTAAACATAACAACAACCCATGAACCTTCAACTGGCCCAAGTGGAGAATGACCAATACCTGACATGGCAGCTGATGTGATTGGCTGTAGTGGATAGGCCCATGGAAGATCTTCAGTCTTTAACTGAGTCTTATTATGAGTGTGAAGACCTACAACACGAACCTGGCATCTGCCAAGCTTTAGTGGATCTTGTCTATTTTCAACTACACCTGTATACAGCATTATCTACCACCTTTATTCAAATCAACTATGAATGAGTCTTTAATTAACTCAATATGACATTGATGTTTTTCACGATCAATAAAATGATTAATCGCTGAAATAATATAATTACCTGAAAACATATTATCTGTTATATCATTATTAGTATCAGTACCTTGAATAGGATTAAACTTGTTTAGATTTAAGTGAATCTTTTTACCAACCGTATAATCTGTTCTACCAGGAACTACAATCTCTATCTTTGTTGCTTGTGCTTGCTGAATAAGAGAATTTCTCTTTTGAATAGTCTTAGAATTAGTTACATCGCCAAAGTTATTAAAGTTTCCAAAGTATTTAGGATATGGAAAAATCATAGCATTAGATCTGCGAACATTTTTCTTAGAAGCAACAGGATATTTATTTAGATGTTCTTCAGTAGGAAAATCATCAAGCATATCAAAGTTCTTAACTACATATTTCTTTGTTGTTAGATCGTATGTAATCATCTTAGAAGCAAACATGCCACTCTTAATTCTATCTATATAATCATACACAACCGGAATACTGATCTCAACTATACGCTGATATTCTTTTTCTACATTTCTAACTGTTCTGCCATCAGCAGTAAAATCTCTCATGTATCCATCATAGACAAACTCTTGAGATATGTTTTGTTTGTATAATAGTTCTAGTGATACAAAGTTAAATCCAAATCTATTTTCAAAGAATAGATATGAGGATACTCCGTTTTTATTGGAAGATGTTTCTGCTGTATAGTTAAGTGATTGAACAGGCGGCCAGTAGTTAGATATAAACTTAACCCCGTTTGGTGTTTCTTCTATATTGATATTCTTCTTGGATTCCAATCCATCAGTTGTATCCGTAATAATTTGTTTTGCAATATCAGAACACTTACCTTGATAACACTTACTTACTTTTTTATTAAGATCTACAAGAGCTTCTCTTGAAAAGAAATGTAATTCGTATACAACATTTCTATCACCCGCTAGTTCGCGATTAGACATCTTATAGATAACAAACTGGTCATCTATAACCTTATCTTTACCTGTCATTGATGGAGTATGGATCTTAATGTTGACATATTCCTCACCTACAAATGGGAATAAGTTTGCTAGATCTAATGAATCTTTTAAAGCTAATACGCCTGAAATAAACGGTGACCAAAGATCTTCATAGATCTCTAGAGCTACAACTTGGTTTGTAACTTCTTGACCGTATCCTGTTGCTGAGATGATTTCAATCTTGTCAATGCTGACATCACCAGCAAACCGTATTACTTCATTATCTGCTGCCATTATATAAGGTCTTTAAAGTTTTTAAGAATAGTATTTAATAGTGATGGGGATATGAGTTTAATTCTACGTTTTGATTCATTAAGTGATGTCTCATAATCATAATTAGAAACTGGTGCAGCACCAGGTTGTCCTGCATCAACAATATAACCCTGTTCATTTACATAATGATGAGGCGCATCTGCCGCTTGAATGCTACCATATTTAGCATAGATATGTTTTTCTAATTGATAGTTTGGTAATGGAAAGTCATCTACATAGTTATACTTTTCATTACATAACATAACTACCCAATGATAGAGTGGTGATCCATAAACTTTTTCGGCAATAATCTCTGGGGTCTCGCCATCTCTTATATCATACTCATCGTATAGAGTAATGTTAGCAAGTACTTCTTTACGAACGCGGACGTTCTGTGAGATGTCTTTTACAAGTTTATACTCAGTCTTGCCATTAATATCAAAATCATAGAGTATCTTTGGAAAATTATCGAAGTACATAGATTATAGTCCGTCCTGAATCTTCTCTTTTGTAAGAGTTGCAAGTTCTTTAAATGTTAGTGTTACATTAATTTGTGTTGGCATACCATCTTCAAAGGCAGTAAATTGACCATTAGGAGAATAATTAACGACTAAGTCTGTAAGTACACATGATGTGTGTCTATTAATATTCATGTTCTCTTGAGTTCCATTATAATAGAATATATCAAATTCAGATGGATAAACATATAAGAAGTTATTTGCATCTTTAAACTCTGGATGCATGTGAAGTTTAAACTGATAGATAATGTTTAATACGTTTTGAGCTTCTTGAGCGTCTCTTGGATAGAACTGATAGTCAAATGTAAATGTTCTAAAGTTAACGTTCTTAAATAGTTGTTCTTTTCTTGGGTTAGGAGCGAGACCAGTAAGCTTTGAGATACCGCCGGTTCCTGGCAATTTTAAACCTGCAGCAAGACCTGCAGCTGCTGTAGCATTCACAACATCTTTTGCAACGTTACTCATACCTTTTTGTTCAATTGCTTTACTAAGAGAAGCTGTACCACCAACTGCTGCTAGACCCATAGCATAGATGTCTAAGCTTTCTTCCTCATAGTTAACTGAATATGTTGTTGATAAGTTATTTGGATTATGTAGTGCGATTGCTGTTTTTAATCGTTTCTTTTGACCTGAGAATGTAGAAGCAACTGTTGCTACGGCTGCTGTACCAACTGCTGCAATTCCAGCTGTTTTTAGTGCTGCAGTTTTACCACCTGCTGCAGCTGCTGTGGCTACAGAAGGAATTGCTAGAGCTGCACCTGCACCAAGAGCTCCAGTTTGATACTTATTAGACATAGCAGTAAGATCACCATAGTCTCTTGGTGTTAAATCTTCTACGATCTCTACTTGATTATCTTTAATGAGTTTTGAATCAACAGCTACATTAATATAGAATATAACATAATTATTACCATATTCACCTAATGCTCCCATGAGATCAGATGGATATGAAAATTGACCTATTTGATACTTATTTGTATCAAATGTAGTTGGACCTCCACGAGCATTATTTAAAGTGCTACCTGAATAATCACCTATAGTTGATTGTGGACCACTGGAACTAGGTGCTTTAGCGTTTATTGTTCCCGCGTTAAAAGCATTTCTTCCATCATATCCTGGACCGTTAAGACTAGCCATTATTAATTCCTAAACGTTTATGTATTATTTATAATAAATATGAGAGATGTTTCATAAACGTAAATATAAGCCAATGTTTCCCGATAAGTATGAAGGGGATCCTACCAACATTATCATGAGATCTAGTTGGGAGACCCGTTTTGCCTCATGGTGTGATAAGAATCCATCAATAGTCAAATGGTGTTCTGAAGAGACTGTAGTACCATATAGATGCCCTACCGATAATAGACTCCATAGATACTTTATAGACTTTAAGATTAAAGTTAAAAATAAAGAAAATCAAACAAAAACCTATCTTGTGGAGATCAAACCAGCTGGTCAGACTAGACCACCAGAATTCCCTGGCAGGCAGACCAGAAGGTACCTTACAGAATCACTTACATTCATGAAGAACCAAGCTAAGTGGAAGGCAGCTACAGAGTACTGCAAGGATCGTGGGTATGAATTTGTGATTATTAC